TGAAGCACCTTGATTAAGTCCACTACCACTTCCACCTGCCCCACCATTACCTACAGTAATACTATAAGTACCTGCGGGAACGTGTAAGAGTCCTGTTTGGTAACCACCTGCACCGCCACCACCACCACCATTAGTAGTACCGCCACCACCGCCTCCAGCGATAACGAGGTATTCCATTAATCCACCATCGGTAACAGTTAGTGTTCCGTTAGAAGTAAATTTGTGTACTTTATGTCCTACATTTGTTGTTTCTGTTCCACCTGATGCTTCTGCTTCTGCAACTGGAATGTCTTCCATAACCCATGCGCCAGTACCATCAGCACCACTAGAAAAATGTCCAAAGGAAGATGGTGCTAATGATTGCCCATCAACTAGGGCTACCGCAGCTAAAGAAAAATCCCCATGACTATCTACTGTTGGACTAGAAGAATGACCTCTTGCTCCAATCCAATGAATAACATCATCATTAATTTTACCACTACTACCTGAGTGTGCTGTATTTGTTGCTAAATCTGTTTCTTCAACACCATTAATATATAAACGATAGCGGTCTGCTTCTATTCGTGATGTATCAACTCGTAATACTATGTGATACCAAGCACTCGTATCACGAAATTTTCTATTAGTTACTAATTCTTTTGTACTACCACTTTGGACTGATTGCCAATTTAATACATCCGCAGAAGTAAATCTAAATACATCTCGATTATTATCATCAGACCATGCTCCAAGTATTGCTTGGTTAGTACCAAGTGTATGTCTCTTAACCCAACAAGAAAAAGTCCAAAGACCTCTATTACCCTCACCTGCTGGAGTATCATATAGAATTTGACTTGTTCCATCATCAAAACATAAACTATTACCTGTGTATGTGCCAACTCCACCATCGGCACCACCTGTGGATTGACCACTTGCACCTGCTAAAATATTACTTCCGAATATTGGCATATTACGAGTAAGCTAAAGTTGCAACACATTGAAGTCTTGTAGCACTAACTACAATATAATCTAGCCTATCAACGGCTGCTGCTGTTGTAGTTAATGTTGGAGCAGTTCCACCTACAAAATCAAACGCTGCGTTAAAAGTTGGCGCGCGTGAACCTGTTCCATCTTGTGTAATAAATATACTCCCACATTGTCCAATAGCATCTGAGTCTAACCCAGTAGGCGATGCAAAGGCAGCGTTACCTGTTAATGTAACTTTATGGTTATTAGAAGTATCTAAATTAACTGTAACTGTACTAGCTTGGCTACCTATGTCTGTTACTGTTCCTCGTTGTGCTGCTGTCCATGTTCTAGCAGTTCCTGCTAAAGATTCTGTAGAAGGGTCAGTAGTACCATCTCCAACTACAATAATTCCTGCACCTAAAGCAGCCATAGCTGTAACTGCACCAGTTCCACTACCTAATAAAATACCGCCATCTGTTAAACTAGTTGCTCCAGTACCACCGCTTGCTACTGGTACGGGACTATCAGCTTTTGAATTAACAGCGGTTCTAATGGCATCTAACTCAGCATCCATATCTGAACCTTTTATAAGTTTAGCAGCGTCTCCACTACTTAACGCGTCTTTAACACTAAAATCATTTTGTCGTGTATAATCACTCATTACCTTGCCACCCTTCCAAGTTTAATTAATAACTCTATTTGCTGTATAGCAATATTAGAGCCATTTACTGTTACGTCAAATCCATATTGTAAATTTTGTCCTGAACCAGAAAGCTGTGCTGGTACAGAATCAACTGCTGTTGCATCACCAGACCACTCTCCTAAGTTCCATTCTGAAGTTCCCCATTGTGCGCCTGCACTAACTAAAGTATTTAATATTGCAGTTCCTGCTTGTCTATATTCTGTATTAATATAATCAAAAGCCCAGAAATAATTTATAGTATAATCTGTTCCTTCATTAACAGTCATTTTAATTTTCTTTGGCATCTTATATAAAGAAGATATTTCTGGAGAAATAAATCCAAAATCCTGCCAATTAGACCTGTATTTAAAATTGTATGTACTAGATACTACAGAACTATCACTATATAAGGAATCATTATATCCACTATACTTAGCTACAAACCCTTGCTTTCCAAAGTATACAGTTTCATCTTTAGCAACAAACAAACTATCTGGTTCCATACCAAGCCACCTAGATATTTTTGGTAGTGGTACTTCTAAAGTTTTTACGCTAGATATTAACTTCTTAAAATCAAAATTATACACAAATGTACCAATTTTAAGAAGATAAAATCCTTCTTTTTCTGACCAACAAGATTTAATATTATCTTTATTAGCTGCTGATAATTGACTAAGTAAGTCTGTTCTTATATTTTGACTAAAATCCTGAGCTGGCATTTTTTCTAATTCAATAGTACGAGATAAAGACCTTAACCCATCTCCAGAAAGAAATAATAAATCAGAACCTATAGTCTGAACAGTATCTCTTGCTACACATCCCATACCTACTACAGAATCTGCTAACGCTAAAGACGTAGGAATGACTGGACTATTAAATATTGTAATATTTGTTTTACCAAAAACAATTAACTGATTATTAAACGTAGATAAAGCAATAATTTCATCTTTACCAAAAGCAAAGTTATTAACTAAATCTATAGTACCACCACCATTTGTACTATCCCATAGTTTTTCATTATTTAAAGCAGAAAATCTTATGGTAGTTAAATCTGAATCTGCTGCCCACAATCTACCAAAAGCTGATAAAATACAATTTCCTTTTGGCATTTTAACTGTAGTCCATGTAGCTCCATTATCTACTACAGTAGCTGCCTCTGTTGAAGGGAAAGTAGGTTCAGAACCTCCTGATGTTCCTGCTGAAGTACAAACAAAATACCTTTCTTTTGTTGCAGAGCTTACCGCTTTAACAGTAGCTCCTAGAGCATAAGCAGTACCTGCCGCCCAATTAGCATGACCGTTATGTATTTCAGTAAAAGCAGCAGCACTTCCGTCCCAAGATATAGGAAATTCTTCTTTACTAACTCCTATACATTTACCATTAAAATTAGCAAATTGCCAATTATCGTTAGTAAAACTAAGACTTCCAGTTCTATCTGTTAATGTAGATGTACCAGAATATATTTTATTATTAGTACTATCACTTGTAATAATATGTTCAGTACTTGAATCTTTTATGTATTCAAATATATTATTAAAAGTAGGTTTACCAGATATAGGAGTATTAGTTACTTTTAATAATCCTTTTCTAGCTGACATACGACCTATATTATCAAACGCTGCGTTATCTAGAAATAATCCCCACTCTGGTCCTAATCCTACAGATGAACTTTGTGTATTTAGTCCTAAATTTCCTGGTGATTGGATGGTTATAGGTAGAAGTTTGGTAGCCATTATACTACCTCAAAGTCACCTTCTTCTGGATAAGAACGTCTGTCTAGTTCTATAGCAGTCTGAAGGTAAAAAGAATACTTATTTGTTATTTCATCCATTAGTTGACCGCCATCTTCTCCTCTTTCAGATATACATAACCCCCAAGTACCATAAACCATAGCTTTTCTAGCCATACTTAAAGTTACTTTTTCATCATCATTAGTAAGTTCTTTTTGTGGATTAACAACTTCTGCTTTTACAGTATAAACTCCATCTGGAGTAGCGTGTAATTCTATTTGTTTATATTCAGTAGCTGCGTGTATTCCTCTATCTCTATAAAAAGATGGTCCAGCATTAGACTGTGTACCTATAAGAGTACTCCTATTAAAATAGTCTTCTGTAACTTGTCTCATCCTAGAGTTTTGAGTAGTATTCCACATAGAAAGTAATTTGGTTCTTACTGTTGTTAATGGTAAAGAATACAAAGACGTACCTGCTTCAGTATCAAACTGAACAGTTTCTCTAAGTTGTCCCCAACCCCAAGCATCTTCACACTCTTCTTTAACGTCATTAAGGAAAGAAGCCACCATTACTGCATAAGTACTTGACGCTATAGTAGAATCAGCACCTAACTCTGGTTCTCTTAAACGTCTTAAAACTTCGTTTACTAACTCTTTCCTAGTAGCCATTACTTACCTCTTCTAATTATCTCTACTAATTGACTAACTGCTGGCAGTGGCGGGTACTTTAACTCGTACAAATCGCAATACTTTATTAGATAGTCTACATCTGCTTTATAATCTAAAACCTTCCACCCTTGTTTTTCTAAAACACCGAAAGCGTGTGTTGTTGGAACCACATGCTTATCCCCTTGTTTTTCCACACTAGCTGTATTCTCTTTTAGCTTTGGAATAGGTTTAGCCTTAACAGCAGTTTTTGCTTTTTTTACTTGTGCTTCTGGCATTATTGCCTCCTACAGTTACCTTATCTCAGGCTGTAATTAAAATTTATTTACTAATATTAAAATAAGTCTGCTCGTGGTGAAAGTACACACACTTTAAGTGTTGCTGAAGCTAAATCTACAGTTCCACCAGACGTATTATTTAATACACAGGTTACTACATCAGCTGCTGTTACACTTGCAGTTAATGTCAAATCTACAGTATCAACGCCTAATGAGACTAATGCAAAGTCACCTAAAGCAGCACCAGTAACAGTTACGTCTTCTACTGCTTCTGCTTTATCAGCTAAACTCCCGAAGTCTTTGGTTTCTGAACCAAAATAAACATCAGGGAAAGCATCCTGAAATTGTCTACGTGCCATGATTAAATCCTCTATTTATTGTTAATATACATCGTTACTTCAAATCCAAAACGGATGTCTTCATATGAAGGTATTTCCCATTTCATAATATTTCTCCTAACTAAGTATAAGTTTATAAAAAATGGGGGAGCGAACTCCCCCGTTATATTACGCTGGTACTATAAACACTTGTCCGCCATCATTACGAAGCTCACCAGTACCGAAGATTGTGTCTGCGGTAAACAGGTCAGATAAGTACTCTTGCATATATTGTGTTTGTGAACGAACTCCCATCTGCTCAACGTAACCGATTGCAGAGCGATGTATAATCATGCCTGCACGATGTTGAGTATCAGAACCACTACTCCAGTCTACTGTGTTACCAAACACGTCATCAGTATTACCGCTGCCTGTTGGCGAAGTAGACGAGAATGTTACGGTTTGAGTATTAGTAGCACCGTTACAGTGGATGAATGGGCAATTAGTTGATACATATACAGGCATACCATATACGTCACCAATGTAACCATTACGAATAGTGTTAGCGGAACCGCCTTCACCAACAAACGCTTGCTCCGTAAAACGAGAAAGACCCATTAGGTTTTTCTTTTCTACTGGAGGAATGACCATAGCGCGTTCTGTTAAAGGAACGTCTGCATCATCAAGAGTTTGTATCATTTTGCGGATACCAGCATCTGCTAACGCAGCACCGTTACCGCCAGAAGTGCCATTAAAAGCTGTTGAGCCGTCACTTCCAAGTACACCACCACCTTCATAAGCTACACCAGAAGTAGTTGCACCACCTTGTAGTAATGCGCCTCTCTGATGAAGCTCTCTGTCGACCTTAGTTGCTAAAGCATAGCCAGCATCGTCAGTATAAAACTTACGATAACTGTCAAGTGCTTGCACACTAACAATGTCTTCAATTAAACGAGAGTATTCAAAATGCTTATCAATTGTTAAATCTGTTTTAGATTCAGTTGCAACGATAAGTGTTACTGCGTTATTTCCTGACGACTTAGCACTTGCGTCACCGCGAGATGCGTTAGGAATATGAACAGTATCACCCTTTTTACCGTTATGCATAATCTTTGTTACAAGATTAGCTAAAACAAGATTTTGTTTGAAAGCACCGATAATCTCATCTGACCACAGCTCTGGAATATAATTCGCATGAGTAGTAGTCGTAATAGCACTAGCTGCTGAAAAAGCTGCCATTATTTTTCTCCTTTGATTAAGTTATCTATCTAACTCTACCATTAGCATACGCATCTCTGATTTCATCAGCCATCTCGTAATACTTGTTAGGGTTAGTTGCTCTTAGGTTAATAAGTTCTCTACGAGAGAAAGTTTTGGTTGACGTTTGACCTGTACTACCAGACTCGGTACTAAGCTCGTTAATCTTTTGTTTAGTTACTTTTTGAGTATTAGCCTTAGA